ATGCAACTCGGCCTTGCGCCCTACCTCTTGAATGGCCAGGATGTTGTACGTCTCGCTGCCGTAGCGAATCGTGTATTTGGGCGTGACTTGACGCGTCGTAGAAGAATTGCGCACGCGCCATGTGACGACGTTGCGCGTTGTCTCCTGTTCCTGGATCACGCTGTTGTTGGCTGACTTGTTGTCGAGCGCAGCCCACACAGTGGCGTAGTCCGTCCCGCTGCCACGCAGCTCACCGTACGCGTTGGTAGTAGTAGCTGGAGCTACAAACGTAATCCTTCTATCTAGGTAGCCGATGTTCATTGATTGAGGTCAATGATGCGTTCTGAGTTCAAAATAGCTTGAACAGCCATAGGAACCTCAACGGGAGTGGCTCCAGTTACAACGGCACGACGGTTCTCGTACCAGTGAGCTACCAACATGCGCACAGCGTGCTTGACATTGCTAGAAGCTGGGCGCCCTACTTGTACGTTGATGCGTACGGGTTGGGCATTGTAGTCCTCAAGGTCAGGCACGTCATGGAAGTAGATGCGCCATGATCCCTCACGGAATTGAGACCAATAGTATTTGCTTGCGTCCAACGTCTGCTGCGTACCTGTCGTGTCGTCGTAGACAACCGACGTGATACCAGTCACGGGACCGTAAGCCAATGCAGCTGGCCGCCAACGCTCAAGGTAGAAGATAGCTGTATCCAATGCCGTGAAGTGACGGTTGCAGTAGTCGCTAACATGAGAGACAGCCGCGTCCAACAGGGCCGTGATGGTCGTGTCCTCGTCGGTGTGATCCACGCGAAGAAACTCCTTCATATCAGACAACGATACTACGTCGGTGCCTGTCGTATATGCGGGTCGTGAGATGTTCATGTTAGAGAAAAAAAAGGAAGCCCAGCCCTATTGCCAGGCTTCCCAGTTTAGTTGTTATGCTACGTCGTTAGCGCAAGCCAAGGCATCAGCCTGACGTACTGCAGCGTCGTAGAACTTGTTGACGTGGAGTGCAATCTGTGCCGTTCCTGCGTTGCTGTATGGGTCGACCAACAAGTCGATACCACCAAAGAACGCGAGCAACATAGAAGCTCCGAAATCGCCGAACAGGATTTGACCCGTAGCGCCTGCAGTCGTATCAACGAGGTAAGGCGTAGCGTTAGCTTGGAAGCCATCAAACAAGCCGTTGCTCCACAAAGCGCTGACGCTAGAAACAGCAGCTTCAGGCTTAGAGACCTCCCATCCTTTTGGAGACATGATCCAGCGGCAGCGTGCAAAATCACCGTGACCTGCGAGGACCGCGCCTTCCATAGCGTACACCAACGCTGCGTTGAGCGTCGTGTTGCCTGCTCCGTTGGTCGTGATGTCGCCAGCACCAGCAGCGGCAGCCGTGAAGAATGCTTCATCAATAGTCGCGTTCAATCCTGCTGCGAGCTCGCGTGCAATCATGGAATCAACCTGTGAGCCGCCTTGCAAGATGAGCTGCTTAGAGTAGAGCGTCTTGGCTGCCACACGCGTTGGTGACAACGTAACCTCGTCGAGCTGCATGCCGCTGTTGGCATCGGCTGAAACTTCTGTTTCCTCAGTTCCTGAAGCCTTAGCGCTGACGCGTGGGAACTTCAAGTTGCCAGTAGCGTTGTTGATGACAGTCGTACCAATCTGCTCAGCCAAGGTTGGAGCGCGCAGAGCGTCGATGACGCCAGGGACGTTAGTAGCAACAAAGCCTGAGCCGTCGCCCGTAGGTTCAGCTTGGAAGTTGTCAGCAGTACCAGCACGGAACAAGGCCGCACCTGGCACACCAATCTGACCTGACATCTGCAAGCCGCGCGATTGAAATTCACGCTGTGCTTCCTGTGCCCATTCAGCTTCAGCGCCTTCGAGTGCTTTGCCAAAGGATGCAGCTTGTACAGCACGCGCCAAGCTGAAAGACTTGTTCACGCGGTTAACTTCCTTCGCCTCGCTGATTGACGTAGAACCCATCTGAGCTTGACGTGCAATCATATCCTCGTGTGCTTGGCGACGCTGGATTTTGCCGTCCAAGCGCTCAACTTCACGTTGGCAGAGGTTGGCTTCTTCTTGTTCGTTGTTGGTCCAGTCGCGGTTTTCAGTTTCCGCGAGGTTGACCAACTCCTCAAAGCGGTCCGCGTGCTTTGCGCGAACGGCTTTCATCTCGTTGAGATTCATGTTGTTTTGAATTGTAGTAGGTTCTTGAATTGTATCATTTTCAGGCATTGGCTCGGCGGCTGCCTGTTCAACTTCAGGCTGTAGATCACGGGCCTGGACCGTAGCGGCTGCATAGGCGGGATAGGTCACAGGGGACACATCCAACAGTTGCCGCACTTTGTCAACGCTGCGCACGGTGCGCTCCTCATTCCAGCTCTGCTTGTCAATAGTAAAAGCAAAGCTTGACTGGGAAATGTCACCCCGCTTCACGCTTTCGTAGAAGTCTTTGGCGTACTGCTGTGCGCCGAGCTTCACACGATACTTCAAGCCGCGCTCATCTTGACTCAACTCCAACGTGCCGTTGGTGGTACGTCCCAAGACGAGGTTGGGGTCATGGTTGATGAGGGCACGCACGTCGTTGGTCATTACATCGTCAAACGCGCCTGGCTTAATTACTTCGCGGAAGTGCCCAAGGTCTGTCTCCGAATTGAAGACAGCCGCGTAGCCTTCCAAAATCATTTCCTCGCCTTCAGCTTCCCGCACCTCAATGGTGCCCATGGTCCGCTTCTCGGCGTCTTTATACTGTTCGTTCTCCTTCATTGCTTGAAACTTTATCGCTGTACTCGCCCAAACGGTCGAGGGCGATTTGATTGATTTGCACTGTGTGAACGTCGCCCCCTTCGACAGGGTTGAGCTGCTCCGCTCCTCGAATCTCGTTGATGCTCATCCAGCCATTTTGCAAGGCCTGAGTATAGAAATTGGTGCGAGCAGCAAGGTCGCCACGGTACAGGTCGTTCATATTGAATTTGCTGTAGATGTCGGGACGCTCAAACGATTGGATGAGCTTGCGGTCAATTTCCTGTTCAATGCGCTTGGCCCAAGGCGCGATTGTGTGACGAGCAAACTGCAGGTTTTGCTGCTCCACGTTGTTGTAGGTCGTCTGCGATGGCAGTTGGACCAACGAGGGAGGGACGCTGTAAATACGGCAAATCTCCTCCGCTTGAAATTTGCGCGTCTCAATGAACTGCGCTTCATCAGGCGTAATGGTAATGCGCTGGTATTTGAATCCAAACGGGAGCAGCTTTGTTCCAGCGTTCATTGCGCTGCTGTTCCAGCTGTTTTGGATAACGTCCATCTGCTCTTTACGCAGTGGCTGATCACTGGCGAGAACGCCTGTCATTTGTCCCTTCTGCCCGAAGTATTCGCTACCAAAATCTTGCGCGGCTTTGGCCAAGCCCATGTTCTCGCGATGCAGGCGAATGGGCGACATGCGCAACAGGTTGCAAATCTCCAGCATGTTCTCGGGCATCACCACGCCATAGTCACGGACGTTGTAAAAGCGCTCGCCGTTAATCTCCTTAATATCCACGTCGTGATAGTGGACTGGTATAAGCTTCTCGCCATAGCCGCGATTGTTGCGCTCAATGATTGCAAACCCACAGCCATACATGAGAGCTGAAGCAAGCAGCGTTTCCCAAAACTCGTAAGGCGTATTTTCCTCGTTAGGGTTGCTCAACAGCGTGTACGCTGGGTGCATGTTTGCTACGTCAACGTTGCGTCCGTCACGGACGTAGATTTCAAGCCCCAAGGCTGCAACGGTGCTTGCGATTTTGTTGATGCAAGCGTAGACTGTGCTGATCGCGAGAGCGCCCTGTTCTGTCACGTTAACTCCTGAGCTTACAAAGCCAGTGATGCCAAGGTCTTGTTTGAGCGTGGAGCTGTCGTACTTACCCACGCGGTAGCGCAACAACGAACGTAGGCGGTCTGCAAGTGTGGCCATGTACAGTAAATCGAGGATAGAATATAAGAAATAAAGCTTTACAAGTCAAGTATTTCGAGCATAATATCCTCGGTGCCTAATGTGTGGCAATACTCGTTCATTGCAATGATTGAAGCGATCACGCCATCAACCTTCTTGTTCTCCTGACGTTCCTTCGTCACGCGCTTGTTTTCGTTGACGTCAGTGAAGACAACAGCGCAGCCCATCTGCCATCTGAGACAACGGTTGCCGCCGTGTATAATCTCACCTCTCATGGC